GTCTTTTAAAGCACCTCTACGTAAATGTGGTATAGACTCACTAACTACGCTTATTTCTACGTTAGGAGTTCTTATAGCTCTATCTATGAGGATTGGTAGTATGCCAAACGTCTTACCAGCAGATGTTCCACCTTGAACTATCTTTTTACGTTTCTTTAGTTTAAGAAGTTTTTTAATTGCAGTTGTTACTACAAACATTAATCAATAATATTAAATAAAGGTTGCTCGGTGTTTAGAGTAATGTCTTTTGTTTCTCTAGGTTTACCAGCATAGTAATGATAGAACATTTGTATAAACTTAAACTCTCCAGATTCTATTCCTTTTTTTAAAGCTGCATAAGCTTGTGGCTCAAGTGGTGTTAGTCTTTCAATTAACTTTACTTCTTCGGCTTTAGGCTTTCTACCAGCAGTTGTATGTCCTCCGTTGTTTTTTCTTTTATCCATAATTAAAAAAGATTATTATTAATTATTTTTTATATAACAAATATATTGTGTTTTTGTTATTTAGCCCAATTTAATTTACTTCTTTTAGTCATATTATCTTTTCTCCATAATGGTTGTATGTTAGTATGATGAAATAAATTATGTACATCTTTAATAGTCTTTGCTTCATTTAAAGGAATTATATGGTCAAATTGCCAGTTTCCTTTTTGACTTCCGTAGTTATCTAATGTCATAGATTTATCAAATTTAGTTTTAATATATTCTATAAAGTATTCTTTATTAGGCACACATAAGGCTTTCATTATTCTATTATCTTTCCAATACTTATAATTCCTCCAAGCATCATTTAGATGTCTTCTTAATATTACTATTTCTCTATATACTGGGTCATTATCATATCTTTGTTTTCTTACTTGATTTTGTCTTATTTTTCTTTGTGGGTTATTGTGGTAGTCTTCTCTTTTGCATTGTTTACAAAAAGTATAACCTTTTGAATATTCCTCAATTAATTTTGTTTTTCTACATCTGCTGCAAGTTTTGTTTTCCATATTGTTATTCTTCAAATTCTTTTAATCTATTAATAACTCTCTTAATTCTATATTCTGCTACTGGTAATTGTTCTTCTGGTATCTCTTGTATTGTTTCTAATAGAGGTCTTAACTTTGGGTCTATTTTTATTTGTTTTAAGAACTTGAATCTTGTCTCTAGTTTTCTATGTTCTTCTTGTAGTGTTTTTAGTTTTTGGTGTTTAGGAATATATTCTTCTGTTGCTATTATTCTATTGTATATTTCCATATATTTAGGATTATACATTTCAAATGCTGGGAATATATTGTTTATACAGTGTAGTACTGTAGCGTGGTCAAGGTTTAGTGTTTCTCCTATTTTCTTTAGTGATAGGTTTGTTCTGTCTTTACATATTCTAAAGTATATAGCTCTTCCATAGACTATGTCTCTTTTTCTTGAGTTTACATTTATTCTATATCCTAACTCTCCTTCTACTAATTCTTTAATCTCTTTCGTTGTCATCTATTATATTTTTTATTAATTGTGTAAATTCTATTTGTTCTATTGCTAGTTTAATTCCTTCACATTCCAAGTACATTTCTTTGTCTTCATAGTCGTATAAGATAATTCTTAATTCGTCTAATTCAGTTCCTTTCTCGTAGTCGTATAATGCAATGTAGTAAAATTGATATATTATATCATTCTTGAGTCCTTGTGTTTCGTACATATTCAATCTCTCTTTCAAGATAGTCTTTAGCTTTTAGTAAATCCATTAGTTCGTGATTCTTCTTGTCTGCTCTGCTTATGTACTTTATTATGTTTCCTCTATTAAAATTTAAATTATAATCCTTGATAAAGTCTATAACATCATATCCTTTTCCGTTTTCATAGTGTGGTTGGCTTGCTCTCATTAAAATAATTCTATTTGTGTTGTTGTTTTATGACTGGTGTCATAGTTTTTATTTATTTGTTTTGGATATGATAATATATCCCATTTTAATTCTTTAAAAAATAATTTTTTTTGTTTTTTATTTGCATTGAAATAAACATATCTATTTTTAGGTTTTTGTTTTAAAATTTTTCCACCTAAATTTATAAAATTTTCATTAATTGTCAAATCATCATTCCATAAACCACCTTTTTTTAAAATCCAGTTTTTGTTTATATGCCTTTCTGTATGTTGATTATTTTCAAAAATATACTCATCTTTAGGATTACTTTTACCAGTATATAAAAAATTTAAAGATTGATAAGTGTAGCCATTATGTCCGTTGTTTGGGTCTGCATAAGATAGTATTATCATAGGTTTAGGTAATAATTTAAATGTTTGTGCTACAAACCAACTTTGTGTGTTTTTAGGCATTCCATCTTCTTTGATTAGTCTGTTTAATTCTATAACATTTTTTTTGTTTTGTTCTCCACATAATAACATACAATTATGTTGAGGAGGTAATCCATATGTACAACAACCTTTCATAATGTTATTCTCATATAATCCAAAAGCATAAGATATAGATGGAATTCTTTTTGCATAATGTTTATACAACAACCATTCTTTACAAAGTTCTTTCTTTATAGATTTTACTTTATAAGTATCTTTTATCATTGTGTTCGCAATTTTAAAAGGTTATAACATTGTATGTATTTTAATTTTGCTTTTGATTTGTATATTGTTTTAAATAATTCGTATGTCTTTTTTGTAAATTGATAATGTGTCTCACAATCTTTAAATAATCTTTTTGCGTATGCCTTTCCATAACCTTTACAGTAGTTTACATTATCTGCGCTATCTCCTACTATCATTTGCTCGTAGAAGTTATATAAAGACTCCTTATAGCTTATACTTATTATCTCTTGGTGTTTGTAGTGATAGTTGTACATAAGGCAAGGTAGTTGCTTATAATCCTTATCTAGTGATACTATTATTACATTGTTGTGTCCTAATTCATCTGTAAGTGTTTTCCAATACGTTGCGACTAAATCATCTGTCTCTACACCATAAGAACTTTTTGTACTATATATCTCTGCTATATGTTCGTGCATCTCATATAGTAATTTAGGGTGTTCTTGTTTCTTTCTGTTTGCTTTGTAGTTTGGGTCTAGTAGTTTTCTGAAATTACCTTTGCTATTGTTAAAAGTAATTACTCTTTCTATTTGGTAGGTTTCTTCTAGTCTATTTACAATTGACATAAATATCTCATCAAACTTTCCTATAGCTTCATCTAGTATGTCATCAACACCACAGCAAGAAGAATAAACTAAACTGTCTGCATCAAATAAAACTACCATTTTTCTTCAATTATTTCTATAGCTTGATTCTCTAGCTCATCAATTACTTCTTGTTCTAGTATGTCTATAATGTCTTGTCCTCCACATAGCACTTTAAAACAATTAAAATCACTACTAAAATCTGGATACATATAACTACCATCTTGACCTTTTTGATATTCTCCTACAACAACTAATGCTATGTTATCATATTCTACTGTTATTTCTTTTTTCATTTTGTTTCGTTTTGTGCAAATATAAACAATTTTGTTTATAAATTATATCTTTTTACATAATTTTTCTTCTAAAATATAAGAGTATTTTGTAATAATCTTATCGTTCTTAAACTTTGTTGTTGCTTCACAAGATATAGGTATTAATTTTTTGTTTATTATTTCTTCTATGTTTTTGCTGATATTAAAAACATAAACTCCTTTTTCATCTGTAACTAAATACAAGAAATCTTTATCTTTTATTTGTGCTTTATTATAATTAGCAAATAACTTATTAGCTTCTATTAATTTGTCTTTATAGTACTTTCTTCTGTTTTTGATTTCTATTATATAATCTTTACATTCTGCATCATAAGAACTAAACTCATCTTTTACTAAATAAGCATTTAAGTTATATTCATTATTAATATATTCTAATGTAAGTTTTTCATTCATCTTTGAAGTCTTTAGTTGCTTTAGTTAAGAACTCATCAACAACATCAACTCTTCTTGAAAGTTTTTCTATTGCTACATACAAAGTAGCTACTGTAGATTCAAGTATCTTAAATCTTTCTTTAGTTGTGTATTTTTTATTTTTCATAATTCCATTAGTTCATTGATTACTGTATGCCCACCTAATACTACTGCACAAGCAATGGCTGGTTTCTTTCCTCTTTTAGCATATGCCATAGCATAAGCAGTTGCATCTATTCCACAACCTACTTGACTACCAAATACTTTGAAGTTTTGACCTACATACCATTCGGTGTAACATTGTGTATGTAAATGTCCTTGAATAGTACTTTGCATATCAGCTCTACATTTAGTTCTTGCAGTTCCAGCTTCTCCGTGTATATATTGCACACCATCAATTACAACTCTATCAACAAACTTCCATTGTGGTACTTCTAATACATCTTTGTAAGCTTTAATCCATTTCTTTGGTACTGCGCTTGTTTGTGCTTTACGCATTATAAGTCTATCGTGATTACCTATTGTTACGTGTGCTTTAGGAAATGCATTGTACCAGTTAGCTATTTTACTTATTGCAAGTTCTAACTCTTGACCTCCTCCAAGACCATCAGCGTCTGATTCGTGGTAACTACTATAATGGTTGTCTATAACATCTCCTATAAAGACAACTGTATTACAATTATATTTAGCATAAGTTTCTTGACAATGTTCTAAATAACCATCTAAACAGAATGGCTCGTGTAAGTCTCCTATAACAAGTACTCTTGTTTCTTTTTTAGTTATGTTCTCGTAAGCTGCTTTTTTGTTTCCGTTAATGCGTGGTCTAATTTCCATAAGTTTTATATAAAGAGTTTAATTCATTAGTTATAGTTCTTATACAACTCCCACAAGATGTCATTACTTTTTTATCATTAAATACTCTGTTGTATATTTTTAATAATTGTTTTTGTTCTGATGGGTTTACTCTTGTTCTGTTTAGAGCAAACCATTCTTTTAAATAAACATATTCGTTTTCTAATAAA